ACCTTTTTAGAAGTAACCTAAAAGGCGTAATCTTGCTTCGTTAGGGCCCATAACATCTCTTAGACCAGCTGTTAGAGTAACAGTTGCACTAGCATTAGGCAAAGTGAACGAAAAAGCTGTACGATCTGAGAGTATAATAGCCGCTAATTGACCTGATAAAGCTCGGTTATATGTTACTAAGCCTCCACCAGAAGAAAGAGTTACACCCTGGGTATTTGCAAATGTAGCGCTAAAAGCAACTGCTGTTGTAAGAGGGTTACTAGTATTGTTAAAAATAAAACGAGTATCGTTAGCTAATGAAGCTGAAGATAGACTTGCAAGAACGCAAACTGTTGCTGATGTAGGTGCTGTTGATGAAACAAACGGGGCACTAGCATTTGATGAAAGTGTGTTACCTACTGTGACCTCTGTATTAAGAAATGTTGCCATATATATTATTTATTCCTTTTGTGTTATTTTTTTAATATAAAAAAGAAACTCCCGACTTTCATCGGGAGTTCTTTGAATTGTTGAGGTTACCACCAATACCTGTATTAGAGGTATACTGATGCTTGACCAGGTGTAAACGATTGGCCCAAGCCGGTGCAGATTACCATATGGTAATACAATGAAGCACCGAAGATGTGGTCAACAACACCATAACGTGTTAATAGACCAACTCTTGGACTGAAATCGTTAGGACCAATAGTACGCTGAACCATGACAGGGATATATGGGCAGTATACGATACCAGTATCGTAGTACTCAGGGCCCTTATAACCTAACAGAGCATAATCAACAGTTGCTGTACGGGCATTAGTATAACCTTGTGCGCCGTAATTATTTGTTGACTGTACTTCTGTGCGGGTGTCACGATAGATCTGGAAACGGCCACCTACTGCTCCAACCTTGGCAATACCGACAGGTGCTGTGTTAACAGAGCCTGTTACGGGCTGCCAGGTGAAGTTAGGTAGTGTTTCAAGAATTGCACATATGCGTGGTGTAGCGATGATGAAGTTAGCAGCGCCACGACGGTTGCGAATAGCAACACGATTGGCTTCAACAACAATTCTGTTGTAGAAGTCCCGGGCACGCTCACCTGACCAACGGCCGTCAGCTGAAATAGCTGACCATGTTGAATAACCGACGCCAGCGCCAGCATTCAAGCATGTTTGGATCATACGAGCAATCATTTCACGGTCGATCTCAGCTTGAATTTCATATGACATAGCATTTGTTAATTCAGCGTCGATATCGATGCCGTTCATGTTCTTTAGATCTTGTTCAAGTTCAACGGACCACTTAGCTGCAAGACGGCGTGTGCCGGCTTCAACTGCGGTCTTTTCGAACGATACAGTTACTTGTGGGATGTTTGATGTGAGCTCAAACTGCGAGAGCAGAGCTGCAACACCACGATCTTCAGCTAGCATTGCTGATAAACCACCGATAGAAGTATCGTTAGTACCTGAAAGCTGATTACTGGATGCACCAGTGAATGTAGTATTCAAGTAGTTATAACCGATTTCTCTACCGTCGGGAGTACCAAGAACGTTTTGTAGAGCAGCGGTACTAGCAAGCGATCCGTCACCACCATTAGCTGAGTAGCCAAGAGGTGTTGCTTCATACTTGTAGCGCATTGCGAATGCCAAGCCAACAGGCCCAGTCATAGGTTGTACACCCACGATCTCATTTGTGATGAGCTCAGGGAATGTACGACGAATCATTGGGATGAGGACTTTTGGTAGACGAGAGTCGCCACCAGCATAGAAGTCACTACTGTTTCTGCCACCTTGGCCGGGATTGCCTTGGAGGGAAGTACCGAAAACACCACCAGAGGTGGAGTTTTGTTCAAAACACCATTTTTCTTGGTTCTCAAGAAGGATGGCTGTGTTCAAGCGTGTATGTTCGTTGTCAATTGCTGCAACTTTGTCTGAAGTGTAGTCCAATACTGGGGTCCACTTTTCGACTAAAGCTTCAGCTTTCGTTTTATTGATGTGTAGAAGTTCCATAGTTTTATAATTTCTCCTTTATTTAAAAGAATTTTTTCGACCTTTAATTGAGTATAAAAAGTGACCTTAGTGTCTAAGCTTTAACTTAGAACCGTCGAGCTTTTTCATCTCATTCAGATATCCGCCAACTGGAGATTGATTCTCAACAGGTGGTCTAGAAATAATTTCCTCGACAAGTGATTCTGTTTCAGGGCGGTCAACGGCCTCAACGATCCGTCTTGTGACCTTTTCCTTAGCATCCTCAACTTGTTCGGAAGTATCTTTCTCGAACATCTCAACTACGTACTGATAGTTCTCTTGAATGTACTCGGGCGACTTGCCTCTGAGTAACTTACTGACATATGCCTTTGTACTGTCGGGCATATCTTTTGTCTTCTCTTCAAGCAAAATTTTGGCTTCGGCATTATTTAACTTTGAGTTAAGTGATGTGTTAGCTTCTAGTGCTTCATTTAATTCCTTCTTCAAGGAATCAATTGTTGTTTTACCATCAATGAGAGCATCTTTGATCTCACCATTAATAAATTCTTCGTTAATACCAACAAGCTTACGAACTTCGTCTAGAACTTTGCGTGAGCGAATGTTCTCAACGGCTTCATTGACTTGTGATGTTGGTACTACTTTTTCAAGATACAGATCCATGTAATTTGAAATCTCATCTACGAGACGAGTTCTGAAGGATTCTGCTTCTTCTGTTAAAGATGTTTCATACTTACCAACTACAGCTTCAAGCTTTGCTGTGTGATCTTCATCGATCTTTGTAAGTACTGCTTTGAGCTTTTGAGCATGATCAAAGTCAATTGTCTCGACAAGCTTCTGAAGTTTTGATGTGTGATCTGAATCAATGGACTCAATTAAGGATTCAAGCTTAGTAGCATGATCTTCATCAATTTTTAATGTAGCAACTTCTACTGCGAGTTCTGCTCTTTGATCGGCTTTTTCATTTACTGCTGTTTCGAAAGCTTCGTGTACGGCGGTTAAGGTCTCTTCTGTAATGAGATCTTTGAACTGTTCTTTGAGAATTGATTTGAAGTCCATATTAGTTGTGTATATTTATTTATTCTAAAAAGGTTAATTTTCTTCCTGATTTACGTAATTACGAATTTTATTTTTTAGTTTTGTTTCTACGGCAACCTCTAAAGCTTGTTGTGCTTCTGAGTAATCCTTGTTGGCTAGCTTGCCAATAAAGTTAGTAATTGTATTTTGTTCTTCTGTTGTCATATTAGTAATTATCTTGTAACGGGTTGTTGGGCTACAGGGGTTTCGTTTCTCGCTCCTGTAGGTAACTGATCATCAAAAGCTGGTAAGCCTGTTTCATTAAAAACTAACATAATAAAATCTTTATCTTTATAACTTTTATAAGATAAACGACTAGGTGTTGTGCCCTCTTTTCCTTTAAGACCCTTTACCATTTTATTAGCTTCGTAAGGTTCCACTACACTTACTGCTAACGACGGCAATTGTATTTTAACACATAGTTTATGTCTTTGATCGGGTTTCGGAGTTATTACAAAAATATATCCTTTTCCCTGTTTTTTAAGTATAGATAAGTTTTCTCCTTGCCCGGGCACTTCTTCAAACCCGTCAGCTGGTTCATTGGGTTGCGTAATCTCTTCTGGTAATTTACCAGATTTAGATACTGCTCCATTATAAAGATCGACCATATATACATCTTTTTCTACATATCCTATTGAACCGGGCCCTCGGCGAGGTAGCGGGCCTGGAGCAGGACCTACTTCATAAACTTTTTGATAAGCTTCTTCTAAAAGTATTTGATCTTTCTTTTTCATATTACCCGAGTTTGATTTTATTAATGAAACCGATCAAGGCTTCTCTTAAAAATGAATCTGTGCCATGTCTTGGCATGTTAGAAAGTTTTTCAGCGAGTTGTGCTTTTGCTTTTGCTGAGCACTCAATAATTGAACCATCAGGACGAATCATATACTCTCTTGATTCCATAACTGACTCAAGCATGGCATTCTGTACTGAAGGTTGATGCACAACATCAAGACAGATTAAGTGAAAATTAGAAACGTGTTTTGTGTCTCCAGAATCATTGATGTTACCAAGAGCGCGAGAAGAGATACCCATTTTAATTCCGTCTGTAATTAAAGACTTGAGAAGCTGGCCCATGGGGGTATTGAGCACCTGGGACTTGCCCATAAAGTAATTACCGTTTTGTTTTAACTCCGTAACTAAATGACAGGCATTAACAGGGTTAACTTCTGTCGACTGTGGGTGATTCATTTCACCAATAGCGCGACGAGACTTAACCATCTCATCAGTGTAACGATTTACTTCAGTAACCATCTCATCTAGTTTATAGATACGACCGTTTTGATTCTTTTGCTCAGCCATTAAAAATGGACCGGTGATATAGAGTTTTTGTTCTCCTTGACGATTTTTTTCTTCGATCATGAAATCGAGCCCGTCATGAATATCTTCGACTAAAAATTTAAGTCCCATAGGTTTCTATTATTTAATCTACTATGTCATAATTTCTCCAGTTAAAATAGTATAAATATTGCCAGTATGTTTACAGCCCTATTAGCCTTCACAGCACTCCTGGTAGCAGGAAGTGCAGCCTATTTTTCAGTCCTCGGTATTGCAACTTTATTCTCCGGGCACTTCTGGTCAGTTATTATTATGGCCGGGTCCTTGGAGTTAGGTAAATTAGTAGCAACCTCATTCCTGTATCGTTACTGGAACAAAGTAGTTTGGTTTTTAAAGATATACATGATAATGGCTGTATTGGTGCTCATGGGTATTACCTCATTAGGTATCTATGGTTATCTATCATCGGGCTACCAGGTTAATGCAGGTAAGACTGAGCTTATTGATAATAAGGCCTCTCTTATTGTACAGCAAAAAGATAACATTACAAAAGAAGTTGAACAGATTAACTC